TCTTCGCCGTATTGAAGCCGTTGGTAATCGCGCTGCCAATGTTGCTGAGCACGGTGGTTACCGTTGATTTGATATTGTTCCATGCCGTCGTGACGTTCGACTTGATATTGCTCATGGCCGTGGTCACATTGGATTTGATGTTGCTCCAAGCGGAGGACACAGCAGAACCTATCGCACTGAGCACGGAAGAGAAAAACGCCTTGATCGCTTCCCATGCCGTGGTGATCGCCGTCTGGATGTTGGTCATGGCGGTCTGGATCGCCGTGGTGATATTCGTCCATGCGGTGGTCACGCCGGTGGTGATATTCGTCCAGGTGGTCGTGAAGAACTCCACGATGGCATTCCAGACGGTTTCCGCAAGGATTCGGATGTTCTCCCATGCCGTGCTGAAGAACGTCGTGATCGCCGTCCACGCCGTTTCGATGTTCAGCCTTATATTTTCCCACGTCGTGGAGAAGAACGTGGAGATGGCCGTCCAGACGGTCTCTGCGGTGGTTCTGATGTTCTCCCAGGCGGTTGTGATCCACGTCGTAATGGCTTCCCATGCCACCTGGACAGCGTTCTTTATGTTCTCCCACAGATTGATCCAGAACTGCCTAAATTCCTCCGAGTTGTTCCACAGGTAGATAAAGCCTGCCACAAGAGCAGCGATGGCGGCAATGACGATGGTGATCGGGTTGGCAAGCATAGCAGCCCACAGCCCCTTCAACGCGCCGCCGACAACGCCCACGACGGTCTTTATCTTGCCGAAGGCCGTGACAATCGTCGGCGCGAGTTTCATCAGCGCACCGACGCCCTGTGTCACCTTGCCAATGAAGATCAGCACGGGACCGGCGGCGGCGATAACCATGCCGATGGTCACGATGATCTTGCGCGTTCCGGCATCGAGACTGTTCAGCCAATTCAGAAATTCGGAAATCTTCTGGATGATCGGCACAAGGAACTCGGACAGGGTTTTGCCGAGCATGGTGATCAGCACGTCCAGGGAGGACTTCAACTGCTCGATGGAGCCGCCGAAACCGCTCATCATGGCCTCCGCCATTTCGTCCGTGGTTCCCGCGCAGTTGGACAGGCTCTCGGACAGCTCGTTCACGTCCTCCGGGGCCGTGTTGATGAGAGCCAGCCAGGGGGCCATCTGGTTCTTGCCGAAGATGGCAGAAGCCGCCGCGATCTGCTCGGATTCAGACAGCTTGCTGAATGCATCGTGCAACTCCTTCTGGATCGTGACGGAATCCTTCATGCTTCCGTCGGCGTTGGTGACGGAGATCCCCAGCTTGTCCATCTTCTCCGCGCCTTCCTTGGCAGGAGAGACCAGACGGGCAAGGCCGGTTTTCAGAGAGTTTGCCGCCTTGTCAGCATCAATACCATTGTTGGCCATGACGCCCATGTACAGCGCGGCATCATTGACAGAGTAACCGGCTGCAGAGAAGATAGGCGCAGCCACGGACATGGCATGGGACAAGCTGTCCACATCCAGGGCAGAATTGTTACACGCAGCGGCAAAGACATCGGCATATTTGCTGGCGTTGTCGAAGGTGTCATGGAAGCCGTTGATGGTGGCAACCAGGCCAGCGGAAACTGTATCGAGGTTGCCGCCCTCACCAGCGGCCAGATTCATGGCAGGGGCCAGCGCCGCCGCCGATTCCTCTGCTGTCAGACCAGCACGGGCAAAGTTCAGACAGGCATTCGCCGCATCGCTCATGCCGTATGTCGAATTGGATGCAGCTTTGGCCATCGCGCTTTCCAGCAATTCAGCCTGTTCAGTCGTGTTACCCATGGTCTGGTTGGTCAGCGTCATGACCTTATCGACCTCGGCATACTTGGATGCCGCAACGGTGCCAAAGCCGATCATGGCAGCAGACGCCGGCATGATGGCCTTGCCTGCGCCCTCGATCTTCTCGCCGACCTGTTGCACCTGTTCACCAGCAGCCGCGATCTTCTGCGCACCGACGGAGCCGAACTTGTCCATCTCGGCATTGAGACCTTTCAACTTCTGCTCGGTCTCTGCAATCTCACGCTGCAAGGCGTCCCATTCCGGGCCGTTGTCATTGCCAGCGAGTTTCATCTGCGCCGCCGCTTCTTTGAGCGTTTCGAGGCGCTGTTTGGTGGCGTCAATGGATGTGGTCAGATTGGTGAATTTCTGCTGGAGCAGTTCGGTGTTGCCGGGATCCAGCTTCAGCAGCTTATTGATGTCTTTCAGATTGTTCTGACTTTGACGCGCAGACCTGTCAACATCGGAGAGCGCCTTGGTCAGTTTTGTTGCGTCGCCGTTCAGCTCTATGGTAATACCGGCGATCCGGCCACCCGCCATATCATCACCCCCGCTTTAGAATTTGTCGAAGTCCGCTTGTGTCGCAAGCTCATGATAGCTGTCCGACTCATTATCGTTCGCGGATTCGACGATCATATCGAAGATGATTCCCTCGTCCAGTTCTTCCATCTCCGCGAGTGATAAACCTATCTGCTTGGCGCGTAGCAGGTACAGCGCCGTATTTACTTCTCGATCAGTTGGTCTTCTTTTTTTTTCGGCTTGCTGGTCGTGGCCCTGTTGTTCATGTACAGCATAATGATGTCCATGGCGTGGACGATGAACTCCATGGTCTCAAACTGCTCCAGCCAATCCAGATAGCCGTCAACGTCCAGCGACTTCATGTCCTTCCCCTCTGCGGAGGAATTCATGATATACGCCAGCTGCGAAACGGTGTTCATTTCGCCGGATCCGACGATGGCGATTGCGGCACCTATCATGTCGGGAGACATATCAGAAATCTCGATCTCGCCATCACCAGCAGCCTGTGCTGTTTCCGCGCTCTTCATCATCACGGCGAGTTTTTCAATGCCGACTTTGTTGATGATGTTGGAAATGCTATCCATGAGCTCCTTGCCGAAGACCATGCGGAAACGCAGCGAGGTGGCGCCATTGGCAACGAAAGGAATGCTTTTCTCCTCGCCATCAGCCATCTGCAAAACAATTTCTCTACGCATTTGCTATCCCTCCAATTATGCAGAAACGCCCCGAGGCTTTGTGTACCTCGGGGCAACAGTCGATTCTATCAGCCAGCCGCCTCGACGATGATGGTCTTGGTGGCCACCACGCTGGCATCGGAAGCCAGCGTAGCCTTGATGGTTGCGGTGCCCTCCGCGACGCCGGTGACAACGCCAGCGCTGGTCACGGTGGCATTATCGGTGTCCAGGGAAGACCAGGTCACGGTCTGGCCGGCGGGAGCAGTGGTCGCGGTCAGGGTGATGGTGCTGCCAACCTCAACGCTGTCATCGCCGCTGATCACGATGGTGTCGGAAGCCAGCGCAGGCTGATACACCTCGTTATACCAGCCCTGATAGGTGGCATCGGCGGTGTCGGAGCAGCTACGGGCCTTCACGATGGTCTTGTTGATGCCAGGGAGGAAGATCGGGGAAGCGGTGATCGTGATGCTCTCGGTCTGCACCTCGGTCTCTTCCTCCTTGGTCTGGGAGCTGACGCTGGGCCTGGTGGCGGTGCAGTTGTACATCACATGGCGGATCTGGTTCACGTCGCCGTCGAACTCGAACAGCAGGGCGAAATGGACGCTGGTGGCGTCGGCGTTCTCGACCAGGACGCCATTCTGATCCATGTAATCGCCCAGGACGTTCACGCGGAAATCCTCCGGCACCATGGCGCTCTCGAAGTCGCCAGAGTAGCCGTTATTGTTGTTCACGACGTAGTACTGAATGCCATCGGCATAGAAGATGGTCGGGGATCCTTCTGCATCCATAGACAGGGACACAGCACCCGGCCACGGCTTCACGGTACCGAAGGACGGCACATTGCTTTCGTTGAACGTGACCACAGCATAGTGGACGTTCTTGAGGTTGTATTTAACCTTGTTCTTCTTGGGCATCGTTACATCCTCCTACTCTGCGTCCGGTCCGCTGTCGTAATCAACAACTGTTCCATACCGGACTTCATACAGTTTTTCGTCTTCGATCCAGACTTCTGTCTTGTTCCATGGAATATCATAGCTATTCAGAACCGCCTCGACCTTCGCTTCGTGTTGAGGCTGCTTGAGATTTGTGTACAGTTCGATAGCCAGTTCCGTGCGCTGGTGATAGGCGATGCCATCAGCGAAGAAGTTATTGGAGCCGGGGAAAAGGAAAACAACAAAAGGCGGGTCGGGCGATTCGCCCTCGGCGAAGTGATCGTAAGCGCACGGCAGGCCGATCTCCTCCACCATCGTAACAACATCATCGTATGTCATGAGGTCACCTCACATTTTGCCAGCAGCCTTTTCGACTTCCTTCTGGAACTCGTTCATAGCATACTGTTCAGCCGGAGCGATATGCACGCGCGCCGCCACGCGCCCACCTCCGCGTTTTGCATGGCCATGTTCCAGCAGATGCGTCAGCATGTACCATTTCGCGTTGTGAACAACGCCCTCGATCTTGTCGGCACTCTCGGATACAACTTTGAAGCGCCATCCCTTGGAATACCCGCCTATGCGTTTCGGTGACGATCCTTTCAGCTGCTTCGCTGTGTCTTTGCCGACCTTCGTTGCGGCTTCTTTTGTCGCCATGGACAGATCTTCCGTATACTCGGACAGGTATTCGTTTATGGTGGATGCCAGCTGATCGACGCTTATCCTCCGATTGCTCATGCACTCACCGCCTTTTGCCATTTACAGCGGATACGAACGGACTGGTTTTGATAGTTCATTTCGTCCACGGCAATGATATCGTAGATCGAACCGTTGAAAAGAACCCTAAACCCGTCGCTGGTCAGTGCTTTCAATTCAGAGCAGTATCTGACTTCAAAGTTGACAGACTCTTCGGGAATGGTCTGCGCTTCCCCCTGCTCCTCTTTGTCGAACTGATATGTACCGGCATATGCCCAGCAAGAGAAGTAATCCGTCCACGTGTTGACGTGGTTCAGATGCTTGTCCGTTGTGACGGTGTTCTTCTGTATGGTGATACGCTTATTGAAGCGTGCCACTTTACGATTCATCAGAACACCCCCTCCCGAACAAAGCAGAGCAAATTGCGCAATGTAATCGCCAGATCATTATGATCGGCGTCCTCGCGGTGCTCGAACAGATAGCCAACCGTGTACAGGATTGCTGTTTTGAGGACAGCACGCTTTCCGATCAGCTCTCTGCTGTCTTGCTCTGTGGGCTCTGCGATAACCTCTGCCCAGGCTTCATCTGTCAGCCTACCGACATCCGCGCAGTATTGCTCGGCGGTAGCGAGGAAGCTATTGATAAGTGTTTCCTCGTCCGCCGAATCAACGCGCAGATATGTTTTCGCCTCGTCCAGCGTAACAAGCGCCATATCAATAGCCTCCCCTCGTTATCATGCAGAAGGCTCGACGATGCGCAGCTTGTATGTGGTCTCGGCATAGCCATCAGCCCACAGCGTGAAGCTGTCTACCGACTTCTGGGTGTTATCTCCAGCCAGCACCAGATCAGCCGCAACCCAACGGACGAGGTAACCAGCGCCAAGGCTGCAGCTGGTAGCCTCGGAAACGTCCTCGGCAGTCAGCAGCTTGCCGTTGTACTTCAGACCGGTAATGGGAGAGATGCCGGCATTGACGCCAATGCCCAGCCACTTGTGGACGCCCCAGCCGTTGCCGCCGTCGAAGTCCTTCAGTTCGGACACCTTCTTGTCCAGTGTGATGGTGATCACGCCGTTGCTCTCGGCCACAGACGAGATATGCTCTGTGTTGTCCTGCCTGTCGGCATGGCCTGCCACACTATCGCTCACGTCCTTGGTGACAGTCAAGGAGAAGGCGTCGCCGACCATCAGGCCGGCATTCTTCAGCTTGGTGATCAGACTGTTCAGCGTGGTGCGCACCTTCGCCACAGAGTCGCTCTGGACAGCATCGGTGCTCATATTCTCCAGCAGACCGCCGTCGTTGTCACCGTCAAATACCAACTTGCCGCCGACATGGGTGACGTCGCCGCCAGGTTCGGTGTAGTTTTTCACATTGAAGCTCATGTTTTATCCTCCTCGTCCTTGAAAGAATATCGAGGGCTGTTTCTGCGAATGAAACAGCCCTCTGTATCATCAGGAGATAGTGGTGCTCAGCTTGCGCACCGCTTCGGGCAGGATCAGCTTGCCATCCACGCGCTCGGTGACCAGGAAGCCAACCTGACCGTTGACGGCGAACAGCTCATTCAGAGCCTTGATGGTCATGCCCTTGCGCTCGGCGATGTAGTACCAGGAGAAGTCACCGAACAGCAGCGGCACATAGGTGCCGGCGGTGGCACCGAGAACCGGGTATTCGGGAGAGGTCTCCACGGGATAGCCCATCAGCCTGTCGGGCTGGCCCTGGGTGAGCGCGGGCTGCCACATGTAGATGCCGTTGCCATCCTTCAGCTTGCGGATGCCAGCCAGGGTAGCATCGTTGGTCATGAACACGGCGCGCTTGCGGTAGGGCGCTTTCAGGTCGTAGATCAGGTTGATGATGTCATCAGCCTTGATCGTGCCGGGGGTGGCGCAGGTCAGGAGACCGGTCGCGTCAGTGATGACGCCAGTGGGACGATCATCCTGAGGATCGACGCCGGTTCCGGTGATGAATGCCGCTTCCTCGGCGACACCGATGGCGCGGGTCAGAGCACGCTGGATATAAGCCTCGATGTTGAAGGCAGAATCATTCAGCAGCTCCTCGGTGGCCTTGATGATGGCACCGAGCTTGTGGTGGGACAGGGTAACCTGACCGAAGGAGACATCGGTCTGGGAATAGGCGGCTTTTTCGTCCGTCCAGGTAGCGACAGCATCATCGCCGGCGGACGGGATCTTCAAGGTCCCGGAGCTGGTGTTGATGGTCGTGGCCAGGCGGCGCATGACGCCATCTTCCTTCAGACCTTCGATGATCATGTTGGCGAACTCGTCGGGAACAGTGTAGCCGCCATCAGCAGCCACGCCGACGGACAGAACGTCGGCAGTGTTCTTGAACTTGCCGCGCATCCCGTCGAAGAAGCTCTTGTGGTACTCCTTGGAGGCGGTGGTCATGCGCTCGGCTCCTTCACCAGCGCCAGCGCCGGGGCGGTGGATGATGGGAGTGCCGATGGGCTGCTTCATGGAATTCTCCATGTCCTCCAGCCGCTGCTGGCGCTCGATCTGGGCGGTCAGATTCTTGATGTCATTCTCCATGCGCTCGTAGGTCTGCGCATCTTCGGCGCTCATGGTGCCGTTCTCCTGGGTGTGAGTATCCAGGAACTTCTTGGCCTCCTCCCATGCGGAGGCACGCTTGTTGTACAGCTCGTTGATGGTCATTGATTTTTCCTCCTTAGAAATTTTTCTTGATCTCGTTCAGTCGGTCGTAATACGCCTTGACGTCTACGGAGTTGTCAGTATCCTGTTCGGGGTCGGGCTCAGGATCCACGTGGTACGCAGCTGTGAGCTTGTTGGTTACGCTGGCGACATAGTTCCTGGTGCTGTAGTCAGCAGCTGCAGGAGCGCTGTCCTTCTCGCCATCCATGTATGCGATCTTGTCCGCAAAGCCAAGCTCCACGGCCTTTCGCGCATTCATCCAGGTCTCATCCTCCATCAGCCTGGCCAGCTTCTGCCTGGACATACCAGTCTTGATCTGGTAGGCGTTGATGATAGATTCCCTGACCTCGTTGAGAATGTCGATTGCCTTCTGCATCTCATTGTGATCACCAAAGGCGATGGTGGCAGGATTGTGGATCATGATCATGCCGGCGGGAGAGATAAAAACATCCGTTCCAGCCATTGCGATTACGGATGCCGCAGAAGCCGCAAGAGAATCAATCATCACTTTGATGCGCCCCTTGTGCTCCATCAGCATGTTGTATATCTGGGCGGCTGCGAATACATCACCGCCGGGGCTGTTGATCCACACTTCGATGTCTCCAGGATGGCTTTCCAGTTCCTGCCTAAACTGTTCCGGGGTGACTTCGTCGCCCCACCAGGTATCCTCGGAGATCGGGCCGTTGAGGTACAACCGATTGGATTCTTCACCGCCATCGTTGGTTACCTTCGCCCAATTCCAGAACTGTTTCATTCTGGATTCCTCCTTTCTCTACGTTTTGCGGGCGTCATCACTTCATTCCGACGCCTCCTGCCTTGCCTGAGTAATGGGTATCATGTTGCCGTTGACCAGGTAGTCATCGCCGCCTTGATCTGCGGGAATCCTGTCCATGTTCTCCAGCTCTCGGATGTCATTTGCGGACATCCACCCATTCTGGCGTCCGACGGCGTAGCCGTTCATGCGGGACTGATAATCACCGCGCAGAAGGCCGTCCACGTTGAATTTGATGAATACCTTTCCCTTTTCGGCTGGCTGCAAGAGGGAGCGACACATGGACTGCTCCCAGCGGCTCACCCAGGGATTGAGCGTATACTTCACAAATTCAAGGGATTGCTGCTCGATATTAGAAAAGCTCGACTTTTCCAGGTCGCCGACCATGTGCGGCGGTATGCGGAACAGGCGGGCAATTTCATCGATTTGGAACTTGCGCGTTTCAAGGAACTGCGCCTGTTCCGGCGAAATGGAGATAGGCGTAAATTTCATGCCCTGCTCCAAAATGGCAACGTTCTGCGCGTTGGAGCTGCCACCAAATCCTTTGCGCCAGCTCTCGCGCACCTTTTCGTGGTCTTTGATAACGCCGGGGTATTCCAGGATGCCGCCGGGAGTGGCATTGTTCGAGAAAAACTTTGCTCCATATTCCTCTGCGGCGATGCTCATGCCGATGGCGTTCTTTGCCATCGCAATCGGCGAATATCCAACCAGGCCGTCGAAGCCCAGGCCGGGAACGTGCAGCACCTCATAAGGCGAAAGCTTCACGGTGCCTTTCTTCAACTTGACACCGTCCTCGGTATACACCTGGTATTGATAATAGAGATTGCCGGCGCTGTCCCTGTCAACCTTCATACGATCAGGCATGAGAGGGTACAAACCGAGGACTTCGCCCTTGCCGTTGCGGATAATCTGACTGTAGGCGTTTCCCCACAGAAGCAGATGCGTCATAAGCGTCTCACGGAAGATGAACGATGTCATCTCCGGGTTCGGCTCGTCGTGCAACAGCTTGTAAAGCGGATGTTCAAAAGCCATCTCCTTGCCTCCGTCTTTGTACTTGTAGACGTGCAGCGGAAGATCGGCGATGGTTTCCGCGAGGATGCGGACACAGGCATACACGGCTGTGATCTGCATCGAGGTTTTCTGCGTCACCGTCTTTCCAGAATTGGACATCCCCGGAAAAAACCAGTAAGCGCTGCCATTGGTAGTGTTTTCCATGGGCTTGTCACGAGCCCGGAAGATGGAGGACAGGATTCCCATATTCACTCACCCCTTAAATAAACATGATGCCATGATCGTCATATACGCTCGTCTGCGGGTTGTTCCCGTTGACCAGCGCACGATCAAGAGCCATGATCGTTGCGATAACGCCATCGATCTTCTCTGTGCTCTTTTCTTTATCTGCTTTTATGTTACCGGAAGGGTCGGTTCTGACAACGACATTGTCCATCATCCATTGCAGGACTGGATTCCCGCCATGAGCAATCTTGCGTTCCAGCGTCAGCTTGAATAGCTCCCTGGTCGGCGGCGTCATGTTCTTGAAACCTTGACCGAAAGGCACTACTGTAAAGCCCATACCTTCAAGGTTCTGTACCATTTGGGTCGCTCCCCATCGGTCAAAAGCTATCTCGTTGATGTTATACAGTTCGCCCAGGTTCTCGATGAATTTCTCGATGTATCCGTAATGCACGACATTGCCTTCCGTGGTAATCAAGAATCCTTGCTTTTCCCACACATCATATGGGACATGATCACGCCGGACACGTTTTTCGAGGTTTTCTTCTGGTATCCAGAAAAATGGCAAAATGATGAATCTGTCTTCTTCATCCAGCGGAGGGAATACCAAAACAAATGCCGTGATGTCTGTCGTACTGGAAAGGTCAAGCCCGCCGTAGCAAATTCGACCTTCCAACTCGTCAGGGTTTACAGGGAAAGCACAGGCGTCCCATTCTGCCATCGGCATCCACCGCACAGCCTGTTTCACCCACTGGTTCAGACGAAGCTGGCGAAACACATTCTCCTCTGCAGGATTCTGCTTTGCGCTTTCGCATGCAGCTTCCACCTTGTCGATGGTTATGGTCTCACCCAGCGATGGGTTTGCGCGTTTCCATGTCTCCGGGTCCGTCCAGTCATCATTATCAGCCGCACCATAGATACACGGATAGAAAGTCGGGTCAACTTTCCTTCCGGCGAGGATATCCAGTGCTTTCTGATGCTGCTCATAGCAAATGGAATGTGTGTCAGTGCCCGCCGTTGTGATCAGGAAGTATAGCGGCTGCGTCCTGGCATCGCCGGAGCCTTTTGTCATTACATCGAAAAGGTTACGGTTCTGCTGGGCGTGAAGCTCGTCAAAAACGACACCATGCACATTGAATCCGTGTTTGGAATATGCCTCAGCAGAAAGCACCTGGTAAAAGCTATTCCTTGGCAGGAATGTGATGCGCTTCGAGGACTTATTGACTTTGCAGTATTTTGACAGCGTCGGAGAATTCTCGATCATAGCTGCAGCCACATCAAAAACGATGGTGGCCTGCTGCCGATCAGCAGCACAGCCGTATATTTCTGCGCCGTCTTCAAAGTCGCCGCAAAGGAGCAGGATGGCAACTGCCGCCGCCAGTTCCGATTTTCCGTTTTTCTTTGGAATCTCAATGTATGCGGTATTGAATTGCCGGTAGCCGTTTGCCTTGAGCGTACCAAACACATCACGGATGATGCGTTCCTGCCATGGCATGAGATAAAAAGGCTTTCCAGCCCACCGGCCTTTTGTGTGTGACAGGCATTGAATGAAATTGACAGCATGATCTGCCGCCTTTTCACTGTACCTGCTGGTTTTCAACATGAACCGGGTGGGCTTGTAGTCTACCATCCTTCGCGCCCACCTTTCAGAAGCGATTCCATGCTGTTTTTCGGTATTCCCTCATAAGGCGTCAGGCTATTCTCTTTTACAATACTGAAAATCTCATACCAGATGATGTTAGCCTGCTTCTGGTACTGCAACTCCATGGACACAAAAGGGCTTGTTGTTGCCAGCTTTGTTGTTGGATGCTTGCCTATAAGTCCATACTTGCTCAGTGCTTCAGAGCATTGAATGTACCTCGCAAACGCCTCGGAATAGCTTTCGACCTGTCGCGGGTTTACCAGAGTATCACAGCCTCGCGCCTTGAGCCATGCCATCGTTTCCTTGTAGATGGCGTCAGCACCCAGCGGCTTGCCATCGTGCTGCTTCGCGGATAGGTAGGCGCTCGGTTCTGGGATATCGGCTCCCTCAAGATCAGCGCCTTCCGGCAGCTCTCCAGCGCCTATGGGTGTTACTGGAAACGCCATCACCTCTGCTGGACGTCCATTGAGGGTCTTTTCAGCCAGCCCATCCTTTGACGGACCAGAGCGAGGACGTCTGCCGCCCCTGTTGGTGCCGTCCTTCGACATATTTTCACCTTCTTCTTACGGTCAGCGGGGGTAATCCACTGTTTGAACCTCAAAAAATGTTTTCGAGACTGGCCGCCGGTCTGTTGGGCGGTTAACACAGAGATAACACACCCCCCTGGGGGGCAGCGTTATCAGTAGGTGGGCCTGCTGTCCTCTCGACCTGTCTTGC